GCGCCCGTCTTCACGCGCTCGATGGTGCCCGGCAGCGTTGTTCCGCTGTCATAGGTGAGGAAGCCGCGCGGCTGGTTCACGCCCGTGCCATTGACGAAGGCGGCGGACTCGGTGCGGGCGAACTTGTCCGACACCTTGCCGGCGAGCCACGCCTCCATGTTGATGGAGGCATCATCCAGAAACTTCTGCGTGGCCTTGGGCTTCGCATAGATCTCGTGGACCGGAATGCGCCACTTGCCAATCTGCGGCGTGTTCGTCTCGGAGCGCGTGTCCGTCTCGCCAACCCAGCCCGAGGAAGCCTCGTTCAGGTCATAGATGCCTTCCAGCGCGTCCGTGCCGATCACCTGGATGGCGGCATAGGCGCGCATGGGGGAGGTTTCGAAGACCTTCTGCACGATGCGGCCGGACATGTCCGGGTGAACGACATAACCGCCGTCCGGGTCCGTGCCAACAGACAGCGCCTTGCGTTCATCCACGCCGAGCAGCTCATCACCCTTGCGCATGAACGCCTCGAAGGCCGTTTTGTAGCCGTCGAGATCGCGGGCGCCGTAGGTCTGCACCTGCGTGCCGCGGCGGCGCGCGGTGAGGTTGGCCCATTCCAGCGCCTTGGCGTCGAGATCGATGGTGTTGCCCTTCTCGTCCGTGACGGTGCGGTTCTGGCGCTTGGCGGCAAGCACCGCCTCGTCCGCGATCTTCTGCGCCTGCTCAAGATCGGCCTCGATCTTGGCGAGCTTCGCTTCGGTCACGGGATCGGCGCCGCCCTTCTTTTCGATCTGGGCCAGGCGCTCGTCATTGGTCTTCTTGAACTCCTCGAAGCCACGGTTGATGGATTCGATGGCGTCCGATACCTTCTTGATGTCATCAGACATTGAGGGATTCCTTGAGTGAGTTGAGTTTCTGAAGGAGAGCCGTGAGGCCGTCCGTCTGAGCCTGCTCCTCGTCAGCATCCCGCTGCTTCAGAATGGCCTTGAAGCCGTGGGCCGTGATGGCCTTGGCTTCTGAGCGAGAGTATCCCGCATCCCGCAGGAACCTCTCGAAATCGCGTTCGGTGGTGATCGACTTGACGCCCGTCACCTTGGCGTCGGGAAGCATCGGGAAAGTCACGAGGGAGATCTCAAACAGGTCGATCTCCAGGAGCTTGCGGATCATCCGGTCGCCCGGCTCCATCGTGGCTTCCACGGTGCGATAGCCGATTGACATGCTGTCGATGGCCCCGGCCTTGAGCAGCGCCAGCGCCTCGCGGCCCTTGGAAACGTCCGTGAGCAGGCGGCCCTTCACGTAAAGCCCGCGCTCGTCCTCGCGCACCTCATCCCAGACGCCGATGGGCTTGTCCATCTCGTGTTGCCAAAGCATCTTTGGCTTGCGCCTGGCGAGCGACTTCACGAAGGCCCCGCGCTCCACAACATCATAGCCCTGATCGACCACGCCGAAGACGGAGGCATAGCCTTCAAACGTGCCATCTTCCGCTGGCGCCGCCTTCAGATCGAGGGCGCAGGCCTTGCGGTCCATGGTGTCGGCCGCATCCTTGAGCGCAAGGCGCGGCGTGAATGCGCGGATGGCGGGCGAGTGTGTCATGGCGGCACTTTACCATGCCGCGCACTAAGCAACAATATTCCACGCTAACCAGAGTTGCGCAAACCTGTGCATTTCAGGTGTTTTTGCGCGCCGCCATGCGCAATATTGCGCACTGCTTAGACTGGCTCCTCATCATCGAGGCCATCGTCAACGATGTATCCCAATGTGCAGCGGCACGAAATTACGTTGCCGGGGCTGCCTTTTGGGTCGCCCGGATACATCAGCGGCTCCGTTCCGCCGCCCCGCTTCGGGATGAGGAATGGCTGATCCGGCCCGACAATCTGCCCGTCTGCCTGCCTGTGGCCGAACTCGTCCGGGTTGCCGATCAGCGGGGCTGTGGTGCGGGTGCGCTTGTCATGCGCGGCCAGCCATTCCCGGCGGAGCGGGAGCCCGGTGGCCTTCGCGGCCTCGTTGCTGCCGAAGTTCGCCGCCGCATGTGTTTCTGTTCGAGCGATGACGTTGGCCCGCACGCGCGCAATGGAAGGCGCTGCCTCCCGAATATCCTTCGCGATCTCCCGCGGGGCCTTGCCTTCCTCATAGCCCTTCTGCACTGCGCCATAGATATGGCGGCGGGTCGTCTCCAGCACCGCCACGATGCGCCGCCGCACCGCCTCCATGCCGATGAAGGACACGGCAAGCCGCGTCATCAGCTGCCCGAAGTCAATGAACTTGCGCTCGGTGATGAGGCCGACCGATTTCCCCTGATCGAGAATACGGGATGCGAAGGCGCGGGTGGCCGCGTCCGCCATCTGGAGATAAAGCGCCGTCATGCGGGCTTCGAAGCCGCGCGGATAGTCTATCGCAAGGGTCTGCTCCCAATGATCCGCCATGGCTTGCATGGCGGCCTCGATCTCCGCCGCCACGCGGCCCCGGAACTGCGCCGCCAGCCTGTCGAGGATCATGCCCTGCCGCCGCGCCTCGCGCTGGCGGTTGCGGTCAAGCAGTCTCCGCGCCATAGGCCAGCGCCTTTACGGTTGCCGCGTCGAGGTTCTGCACCGGCTGATCGGCTGGCAGGATGGCGTCAGCCAGCGGGATCTGGCTCGATGGCACCAGCACCACGTCTCCGCCGTCTACCGGGCCATAGCCCTTGATTTGGCGGCGCTCGTTGATGGTGAGATCGGTGGAGGCGTCAGCCATCTTCCACAACTGGAGGCGCTTTTCGGCAATGGCCGGGATGGCGTCCACATCGGCGCGCACCTCCACGCCGAAGGGCTGCGCCAGCCATGTGTTCCAGTCGGTGAGGATCATCTCCAGAAGCGGGAGGACGGTATCTTCCCAGAACGCGAGCCGGGCTTCGGCATAGTTGGCGAAGGTGTTGTCCCCCTTGATGCCAAGGAGCAGCGGCGGCACGCCGAAAGCCAGCGCAATGTCGCGGGCGGAGGCGTATTTCGTCTCGATGATGCCCATATCGGTGGGCGAAAGCCCCATCTGCTTCCAGTCAAGCCCGCCCTCCAGCAACATCGGCCGCCCCGCGTTGGCGGAGCCGGAATACTGTTCCTCAATCTGGGTTTTGAGGCGGTTGAACTGCTCATCCGCGAGCGTCTGGCCGTCCTTCACGGTGAGGGCGCCCGAGGGCCTGGCACTGTTCTGCAGGAGCGCCTGCATGTGCTTCATGGCCTCGGTGTTCTGATCGATCGCATAGGCCCCGGCTTCAATCGGGCTCATGCCGTACCAGTCGTGGAGCGGGTTGAACAGCTTCAGGTGGCGCACGTCACAGGCCAGCGTGCGCGGGTCCATGGAGAATACCACCTTCTGCTGGTTCACGGAATATTCGTAAGCCGAGGGGACGCCATTGGATGACGGAATGATCTTCATCCGGTCCGGGCGCAGCTGGTAGAGTTCGCGGGGCTTGCCGCCAATCGTGACGCGCTCCTCGTAGCCGTTGCCGGCAAGGAGCAGGAAGCCCACCTTGGCGCGCACATAGTCGCCATAACTCTGCAGCGGATTGGGGCGGCGCAGCAGGGCCGCCAACGGGTGCTCATTGAGTTCCGTTTCGCCGCGATAGATGCCGAGGCGCACAGACGCCACCGCCTCCGAAATCCGGTTGATGCACTGATACGCCACCACGTTTTTGGAGTAGGCCTCTCGTGAGAACGCCTCGTAGTTGCGGGGGCTCCACACCGGCTGGCCGGGCGTCATCACGAGCACCTGCGCAGCGGCGGATTCCTTGCGCTCGGGCGCGCGGCGAAAGCGGTCTAGGAAACCCATGTTACTCCTCACAAGGCCCGGATTGCGGGCGCAGCGTTGGGCGCACTCATGCCGGAAATCGCGCTCATTGCGGCGTCTATCATATCATCATGCGTTCCATTGGGAAACACGCTTGCCTCGCTCAGAAAGTCGCTAAGTTGCTCTAAATTGCGCATAAGCAGCACATTTCCGCTTTGGACATAGGGCGCGGCGTCCATGGCGCGCGTTACCTTGTCCACATCGCGGGGAATGCCGATGATGGGAATCCCCTCGCGCTTCAGACGCTGGATGAGCCCCGTTCCGCTCGCCTTGTCCTCCACATAGAAGGCCCGCAGCGCCCCAGCGTTCTGCACCGCCTTGTGCTTCTGCCAAAATGCGCGCGCCATGGTTTCGAGTTCCGGGGCCTCCCACTTGCCGCGCACCATGTCGAGCATCACGATTTGCCCATCCAGCGTCTGCCCCCAGCACTGGAACACGGAATAGTCGTTCTGCTCCTTGGTCTTCTGCGCCGTGTCCGCGAAGATGGCGCGCCACCTGACGATGGGCGGCACATCGAGGAAGCGCCACCACTCGTCCTTGAAGAGGCCGCCGCCGAGCGGTGACGGGCGCTGCATGTACTGGCCGGCGAACACATAGGGGCTTGTCGTTTCGAGGCGGTTGAGCATCTCATCGGGAAACTGCGCCGGCCAGAACGAGCGGCCGGCCGTGTCACGCGCCGGGATTACCAGGTGTTCCCAATGCTCGCCCGTGCCGCCGTTGAGCAACCAGCCGGAAAGGTCTTCCTCGTGCAGCCGCTGCATGATGACGATGATGGGCGTCTCGGGCTTGTTCAGGCGGCTCTGGATGGTGTTCTGATACCAGTCAATGACGCCCTGCCGCATCACCGCGGACGTGGCCTCGCCGGGCTTCATCGGATCATCGATGACGACTGCCCCGCCGAAGCCGGGGCGCATCTTGCCCGCGCCATAGCCGGTGATGGTGCCTTCCGCGCCGGTGGCGTAGACGATGCCTCCGAGCGTGGTGCGGAACTCGTCGCGCGCCTTGGAATCGTCCTGCAGGGCCACATAGGGGAATATTTCGCCATAGGCCTCATGTTGCATCATCGCGCGCGTGTCATAGGCGTTGGCCGTGGCGAGGCGCTTGGAATAGCTGGCGTGGATGAATTCGGCGTCAGGAAACAGTCCCATGCCCCACGCCATGAAGTTCTTCACCGCAATATCGGTTTTCCCCGAGCGCGGCGAAATGTTGATGATGAGGCGTGGGATTCGGCCAAGCAAAACCTTCTCCAGCGCCTCGCAAATCTCGCGCTGGTGCCAGTTCTCCAGCATCGGCTGGCCGCGGCGGGCGGCGAACATGGTGCGCGAGAAGGCATAGAGCCGCCCCTGGCTAAGAGCGATCTGGTCCGCCTTCATCGCGCTCATGGATCTTCGCAAGGGCGGCCAGCACGGCGGCCTGTGTGACGCCGGGCTTCAGGCTGCCGTCCTCGTTGGAAATATCAACCGTCTCTTTCCAGCGGGCGCGGGTCTTGAGCCAGAAGATCATGGCGGTGGTGTCGCCGCCCATGGCCTTCTTGTAGAGCGCGCCGCCGATGGATGCGTTTGCCTTCTCGCGGGCGGTGTCCATCTCGGCCTTGTAATGGCGATAAAGCGTGTCCACCGAAATGCCGAGGATCTCGGCAATCACCTCCTGCCGGCTGCCCACCATGACGTGAAGCTGCACTGTCTGGCGGGTGGCATCGGTGGGCTGGTGCTTTGGCAGTCCGGGGTTCTTCTTTGCTGGCTTGCTCATCGTGCGGCCTCCAGAATTGGAGCGTGCGGGTCAGTGCCGCCCTGCCGCTGTGCTTCCGGGGAGGAAGCCATCGCCTGCTTCGCACGCTTGGGATATGGTTTGGAAAGAGGGAGAATTTGCCGCCTCATGTCGTCATCGAGTGGCATAAGATAGCGGTGCTTGAACCCTGAAACCACACGTTCGGCCTTTGGATCGACGTTTGCGCGCAACCACGGGATTGACTGCCCGCCTTTGCCGTACTTGCTATGAAGCGACTTGGGATGGATGTTCACGCCATTAACGCGGTAAGCGTGGGTTTCGCTTCCCCCCGCGTAAATCCAATTTGTGGCTTGATAGATGCCGCCATGGTGGCCTTGCGCCGCATCTGCAAATGACACAATGAGACGCAACCCTGGGCAATTCTTGCGGAGAAACTTAAACGC